CTGGCTCTGGCTCTGGCTCTGGCTCTGGCTCTGGCTCTGGCTCTGGCTCTGGCTCTGGCTCGGTGTACATGAACGCCGACGTATCGGGTAATTCTTTGCTTGATTCTTTAGAAAAAAGATTTTCAACTTTCAGTGCATCTAATATTTTATCAAAGAACATGGCTACCTCTCCTATAGTATTTGATCATACTAATTCTAACACTGCAATATTCGGTTCAAAGACGATAACATAATTATCCAGTTTCGTGTATACACCATACTTATTTCTGTAGTAATTAAGGCTATCAATTAAAAACTCTTCGGTTACCTCAAGGTACTCTGCTGATTCTGATATGCTCTGACAGTGGTGCAAGTAGGCATCCACGATGCCGCGCAAGCCGACCAGCTTATTATAGGCTACGATCCTGCCGCGCATTTCCTGTTTGCGGTTTTCTACGGTGGACTGATCGAGTATGTTGCCGGTTGCGGTGTAGTGGTGTCCGAGTTCTTCGGCAAGAACACATTTCTTTTCAGTGGTTCTTTTTAAATTTATGCTTAAGGCAATGGTGCTGTCACAATATAAGCCACTGATCCGTTCGCTTTTGAATACGTAATTATCTATAATTTCGATACCATCATTGCAAGCTTCCTCTTGCAATTCTTCATATGTATTCATAAAAACCACCTCCAGTTCTAGTATATTCTTGCATGTGTCCAATTTTTTGGACACTTATTTCCTTTTTGATTTGACAAATTCTGCGAATGCTTTTATTTCGTCAAGCTCATCCTCTGTATACTCATCGCCATCAAAATGGGCGGCGATGGTGGTTGGTTTAATTATCTTGGTTGTTTTATTTGTTCGTCCAAGCAGATAGTCTATATCCACATTAAAATAATCAGCAATGGTTTCTAATGTTTCAAAATTTGGCTGGCGCTCTCCCCGCTCGTACATATTTATAGAACTCTTGGAAATACCCAGAGCATCTGCTAATTCTTGCTGTGACATATTCTTTTCGTTTCGGAGCATCTTTAATATTTTATCGAATTGAGCCATTTTGCTACCTCCGTGTTTTCCTTAATTGCATTATACACGGAACGTGTTTGAATGTAAATAAAAAAATGCACAAATAGTGCTTGACAGTTGTGCACAAAGTGTGTATTATAAAAACAAGCACGAAACGTGCACGATTGGAGGTGTAAAATTGAATAATGCATTGATAGCACGCAAACTCATTGAATTGAGGGGCAGTAAAAGTAGGGAAACAGTCGCTAAGGCATGCGGAATAAGCGTTTCTGCGCTTGCAATGTATGAGCAAGGAGAGAGAATCCCAAGAGATGATATAAAAATTAAACTTGCAAAATATTATAAGCGTTCTGTAAACTTTATTTTTTTTGCTCATGATGAGTACGAAACGTGCACAGCGACAAACAAGAAGGGAGATGAGTAAAATGGATAAATTTGAAGAAATTCTTGCAGGAATACCGCAGGAGATTAAGACATTAGAAGTCAATACAGAAAAGAAAATATTCAAGCTGAATGGTGTTGATTTCGGAGATGGGTGCACAGATTTTTCAATATCATGCACTGGCGGTGAAGGCTTCCGAATCAGAATGGAACTTTCAAAGCGCATCATCTGTGCAAATTATGGATTTGACAATGCGCTGAAAGAACCACCCACTGTTCGGACTATGGAATAAACTGAGAGATAAATTCAGTTAGTTCCTTAAGGTTATTTTTAAATCTGTTTTCCATATAATCGATGCCATTAGGCAATATGGAAAATGCCCCAGAGATTTCTACGTTTAGAATACCGAGACGTTTAAGTTCGCGGCGTGTTTCAGCAAAATCATCATCGTGCCAATTGGCAAAATTGGGGTTTTCATTTTTATAGTTTTTAGAAAATCTTCGAGAATCAGATTTTGAATTACCGTCTTTAACGCGTGAGAGATAGTCGCGGTAGCAAATACAAAGAAATTTTTCAGCATCTTTGGTCATATAAGCATCCTCCTCTCTTTATTACTTGGCATGGCGGTGCCTGTATAGAGAAGTTTATCACAGATGGATGTAGTTCACAATAACAACAGAAGGGAGATAACAATGAAAAATCAGAATATCGTAATTGCTTCAAACGGTAAAGTAACGTGTGTCATGGTGGATGGCAAAGTGTACGGCGACCACGTCGTAAAAGTGGAGTTTATTCATGACCACAAGGATAAGCCCAACGACGCAAGGCTTCTTATCACAACAGATTGTGTTCCGCTGGAGGGCGACGCAAGTGATGAAGAACGGCTGGCGTTTATGAAAAGGGTTGAACTTTTGTCAGAACTGCAGGGGGGAGAGTGAGAAGAATGGAAAAAGTAGATGCACTTATTGAAGCACTGGCGGAGCATATCAGTGATGTAATCGCGTCTGGAAAAGAATGCGAGGGAGAAATTTCAGAAAAAACAAAGGCTCTCGCAGAGCTGATTTCCGCAAGAGCCAATGTGCTTTAGTTACTGATTGTCAGTATTTCCTTCAATAGTATCAATGATTGTATTGAAGAAAGCAGTTACTTCATTTGCAGTCTTTACAGGGTCTGCACAAGGAGTAATTAAGTTGTTCTCAATGGCTAACTCAGTGAATGATTTTGCCAGCGTGATCTTGTCCCTATCGGTAAGGTTCATGTTGATATCTCCTTTCATAATACTCGGACGCGGCAACGTCCTGTAAGGAGATTGTACCACAAGTGAAGAATAACATACAAGAATAGTTTAACAGAGGAGGAGATGATGCACAAAGCAGGAAAAGGATACAAGCAGGCTGTCATATGATTTAACGGAGGTGGAAATGTATGGCAAAGAGAAAGAAAAAGGAGATTACCTGCAGCGTAACGATAACCGAGGGAGCATCGGAACGGCTTACCAAGGCATTGGTTAAGATTCATTATCAGCGGAAGCGTGATGAAGAGATGCGCGGGATAACGAAGGATGAAACCGCTTAGGCGGTAGCGGCGGACAAGCCATAAGAAAGGAGTGAGAACGTTGAAAAGGATAGGTAAGATCGTTACGGCGGTCGGCGTGGTCACGGCACTGCTTGCAGGATGCTGTCTGGATTCGCAGGATGTATACGGCTACCTTGCGGGAGCGTTGTGTATCATCGGCGGCTTTCTGGGCGGCGTGGGCTATGCGATTTACATGCTGGCGGCGCGGCGGCGCACCGAGGTTGCGATCGAGATGGACAAGCCGGATATTGTGTGGATTGAGATTGAGGGCAAAAAAATAGCACCCTGATAACTTTGGCGAGTACAGGTGCTATTTACCGTAGGAATACTTATGTATTTCTGTGTTTATTGTAACACGAAATAGCAGCTTTTGAAAGTGTGATTTTATGATTTTCAGAGAATGTAAGCGCTGCGGTCATCCAATGGACCCGGGAGAGGGTAGAAACGGTATGTGTGATGAATGTGTTACCGGGGAGACGGAGCGGCAGCAGCGAGAAGAGAAGATGGAGTGGATGATCCAGGCAACGGAATGGACGCAGCTGGAAGTGGAGGATTTTTTGAATGAAAGCAAGGCTATGTAACAAGGACATGTGCAATCTCGTGGATGTGTTGCGGGAATTGCCGGAAACACTGGAAGGGGTCGGCGTTGCTGGAAATGCCACTATTACCGTTACGGATGACGGGAGCATTAGCGGGGTGCTGGCTGTCTCTGGAGAAACAGCAGTGAGACTTAAGATCAGTGACAATGGCGACAAAGGAGAGTGGGAGTATATCGATGATTGAGATCGCACCGGATAGACGGGATTATGAAGAGAGAGACAGCGCACAGGAGGCATGGTTGCAGCGCCGCCCTGTATGTGTTTGCTGCGGTGAGCACATACAGGATGAGTCGGCACACTTGATAGGTGGAGATTATTACTGTGATCGGTGCTTGGATGATACAACGGTTTATTTTGACGATTGAGAGGTGGAAGAAATGGAAAGTACGTTATTGCAGGCGAACGAGATAAGCTGCAGGATACAGCAAATTTCAGAAAAAGGGCTCTCGTTATTGCTTTATGTCACATCGAGAGATGGTCAGAAACGCTTGGATGAGAAATATGGTCCGCTTGGATGGCAGGATAAATATGAAGTCATCGATGGCGATTTATACTGCATTATTTCTGCTTGGGATGAAGCCAAACAGATGTGGGTAGCGAAAGAGGATGTCGGAACGGCATCTTACACGGCAAAGGAAAAGGGGCGGGCTTCAGATGCATTTAAAAGAGCCTGTGTTAAGCACGGAATAGGCAGGGAACTTTATACAGCACCGTATATATGGATTAACGCGAAAGATGCGGGCATTAAGACAGACAACAATGGAAAAACCACAACTAAGAAAAAGTTCAGTGTCAATCTTATTACATACACATCGGACAGAAAGATCGACGAATTAGAAATTGTTGATCAGGATATGAACATTGTATTTAAACAGTATGCATCACAAAAAATTGATGACATCAAATACAAAGTGCTGGTTGAAAAATTGAATGAGGCAAAAGTTACGATGGATGAGGTTGTGGAACTATTTCATGTGAACACTTTGCAGGAGATGGACATCAATCAGTGGAACAGATGCATGAGAAAATTAGAGGTAACGATTGCTTCAAAAGCTGGAAAAAAGGATGATGAGTGATGCACGCGCTTGTGGATATTAAGAAGTACCGGGAAGACAAGAATGGTACGGACCTTATGATATCTGTTCCAGATATGCAGCTTGGGGACATGCTCCGAAAGAAAAGAATTCAAAATGCAGAAATCCGATTTGATGATGGACGGCATATCTCGGCAGAACAGAGGAAGAAAGCCTATGCAACAATCCGGGATATCGCAGACTACACCGGATATTTGCCAGAAGAAATGAAACAGATCCTGAAATATCAGCATATGATTCGCACGGGCGACGCTTATTTTAGTCTTTCTAATTGTTCGATGGACACGGCGCGGGAGTTTATCAATACGATACTCGAATTTGCTTTAGAAGAGGGAATACCGCTGTCAGAAAATGCAATAGAGCGCACGGATGATATAGGGAAGTACCTCTATTACTGCATTATGCATAAGAAGTGCGCTATATGCGGTAAAGACGGAGAAATCCATCACGAGGATGCGATCGGTATGGGGAATGACCGGCGCAGAATAGATGATTCTGGATATAAGAAAATCTGCCTTTGCCGGATGCACCACACGATGGCACATCAACTCGGAGTGAAACGTTTTCGGGAGATGTATAAGGTTTACGGCATTGTTGTAAAAGAGGGTTGAAACACCCGCCTGTAGGCGAAAGAAACCGATCATGCGGAGACTTATTATATCACGAACTGTCGAAGCCATGATGATACCTCCGGGGTCGTCCCGGAGGGGGAAGGGAGAAGAAACTTGAATTTAGAACAGAAAACAATTACATCCATCGAGGTTGCCGAGATGGTGGGAAAAGAACATAAAGAATTATTAAGAGATATTAGAAGATATGGGGAGCAGTTAGGACAGAGCAAAATTGCGCAGTCCGACTTCTTTGCAGAAAGTACATACCGGAACAGCCAGAATAAGGAACAGCCATGCTATCTGGTCACGAAAAAGGGGTGTGAATTTATCGCTCACAAGCTGACCGGAGTGAAAGGAACAGAATTTACGGCAAAATACATCAATCGCTTTCATGAGATGGAAGATGCATTGGACCCGTACAGAGGAATTTCACCAGAACTGGCGGCGGTCATCGCGGTAGATAAGCGCGTGACGGGAATGAATGCAAGGCTTGACCACATCGAGAACGATATGCCGCTGTTCGGCGCAGAATCGGATGAACTGTCGGCACACATCAGACGCAGAGGAACGGAACTTCTCGGCGGGAAGAAAACAGAAGCATATCAGGACAGCACGATCCGGCAGAGAGTGTATCGGGATATTTACAACCAGCTCCGCCGGGAATTTGGAATCTACGATGATGAGGGCAGGATGAAGAGTTATAAGGCATTGAAGAGAAAAGATCTCGCGGATGCACATGAATTTGTTGACTGCTATACGCTTCCGGCGTACCTGGTGGAGCAGATCAATGATTGTAATGCACAGATGCGGATGGGTGGTGCGGATGGAGTATAAGTTCACGATCCCGGAACTTACCGCGGGACAGGCGAAAATGACGCTGAAAGACCTGCTTAAGGACTTAGAAACGGGGTGATCGGTTGGATGGCAACTACATAAAATTGAGCCGGGGGTTGCTGGAATGGGAATGGTACACGGATATCAATACCACCCGGCTGTTCATCCACATGCTGTTGAAAGCCAACTGGAAGGATGGAAATTTTAAAGGGACAACGGTTTCGCGTGGATCATTTGTCTCGTCCATCGGGAAGCTGGCGGGCGAAACTGGACTTACGGAGCGCGAAATTCGGACAGCAATTTCGCATTTGAAAAAGACAGGCGAAGTGACAAGCAAAACGACAAACAAATATACCATATTTACAGTGGTTAAGTACGATTTATACCAGACGAGCGACAAGCAAAACGACAGTCAAGAGACAAGCAAGCGACATTCTAACGACATTCTAACGCCAACAATAGAAGAAAAGAAAGAAGGAAAGAAGGGAAGAAATACACCCCCTATATCCCCCGTGGAGCGGTTCGTGGAATTTGCTGCAGCCTACCCGAAAAAATGTACTGGCTATCTGGCAGAATCGGAATACTGCAATGCGGTGATGGCTGGCGTACCGGAGGATGATCTGATACGGGCGGCGCGGAATTATGCGGATGCTTATCGGCGGGACAGAACGGCGGAGCGGTATATCAAGAAACCGGAGAACTGGCTTCGTGAGAACGTATTTATGCAGTACCTCAAAGGAGTGAGCAATGGAGCAGATGGAACAAACGCTGGAGAAAATACTACAGCGCATGAAAAATCGATCAATGAGCGGCTCGGGGAACTTGGAGACACCGGAGAATTCGAGGGATTCTGATGTGTGTCCGTTGTGCAATGGCACCGAGTGGATCTTGACCGAAAAGGACGGTATCACAACGGCGGTGGAATGTAAGTGCCGGGAGCGGGCGGCGATGTCAAGGCGGTTGCGGTTTGCAGACATACCGGAAGCGTTCCGGGGGATGGATCTCAAGACATTTAGGATGGACGTGTACCGACAGCCGGACAGCAAAAAGACGGTGGCAGATGCCTGCCGGATCATAAAGGTTTACCTAGATGATTTTGAAAACCAGAAGGATCAGGGCATGGGGCTGTTTATCTGGTCCCGCACAAAGGGTAGCGGAAAAACACGGATCGCCGCAGGTATTGCGAATGAGCTTATGAAAAGCTATGCGGTTAAGTTTGCAGTATCGCTGACCATTCTGCAGGAGATCAAGAATACATGGCGGCGGGATGCCGAATACAGTGAGAGCCGGTTACTGGATGCGCTTAACACGGTGGATGTGCTGATTATCGATGATTTCGGCGTGGAATCCCCGGCGGCGTGGATCAACGACAAGATGTACCAGATCATCAACGAGCGGTATATCAACAAGAAAGTGACAATCTTTACGAGCAACGAATCATTGGACAGCCTGCGGTACGATGACCGGATCACCAACCGGATCAAGGAGCGGACATATCAGATTGCTTTCCCAGAGGAATCCGTTCGGGACCATATCGCGGAGCGGCATCAGGAAGAGATGATTGAAAAGGTGATGAGAGGACAGGGAAATGGGCAGAAGAAAAAGAACGAGTATGTATGACCAATACAGGGATGACATCGTGGCGGCACTTGATGCGGGAAAGACGATCAGACAGATTTACGACGAGATCATATGCCCGGCGCTGAACGGCGGGTGCGAATACAGCGGTTTGGTGTACTACGTGAATAAAAATGGCCTCCGATACGTGACGGAAAATGACGGCTATGAGCCGGTACATATCTGCGCGGAGTGTGAACATTGCGGAAAAATCCAGAGGGAGCGGTTCGATCGCATGAGTTTTTGCAAGAAAGCGGAGCGGGAGATTTTGTCGGTGGTTAAGACGTCGCCGCGGTGGTGCCCGCTACGATCGAGGAATACAGGGGGCGAGATAAATGCATAGAGACAGTAAGGAGCGCCGCAAGCGTGCAGCAGAGATCAGCGAGCGGATGACACACCCGAGCAAGCATGTGAGCGAGGATGCGATTAAAAGGTTTCGAGAAGTTCCGTATCAGTTGCGGCGCGGAAGGGAGCAGGGGAAATGATTGAATGCATGAGAACAGTAGCGAGAAAGCCGGAGTTTGGACAGTGGATTCCGGTAAGTGAGAGGTTGCCGGAAGATGATAAATATATCTTGGTTTCGTTCGAGAATTTTACATTGCCGGACATTGGCAGATATGAAGTTGATGAGGATGGAAACGGTGCATTTTATCCGGGAGACGATGAGAAAAGATATGCGGCATATGGTCTGTTTGTGAACGCTTGGATGCCACTGCCAGAGCCGTATAGGGAGAGTGAGGAAAAATAATGGGTTGCGAAAAAGAATGCAAGCTCGGAAAAACATATTGCTGCATGGAGTGTCCGAGCAACGATATATGCCGAGAGAAGCGCAAGAACAGAAAATCGAGCTTTGAAAAAGCGGTGAAGTGGATTGCCGTTAGCATTGCGGTTATCGCCGGAATCAAGATGACGGGATCGGCGTGGTGCCTGTGGGCGTTTGCTTTGCCGGTACTGGCAGATTAGGAGGGATAGCATGTACAACATGGATGTAACCAATAGCCTTTGTTCACTTCCGGCAACGGATTTGAACTTTACGGCAGATCTGAAACGAGCAACATCGGATCGGATTCGGCTTGCGATTGAAAAGATGCAGAAAAACGGAGGGAAGAATAAAACAAGGATTGCCGCATGTGAAAGAGAATTGAAGCGGAGAGACAGAGAACGTGGAGAATAGATATTTATTTCGCGGAAAGTAGATTGGTAACGGTCAGATGGCATTTGAGATTGTTGGTGTGAAATGAAAAAGAGAGGTGTTAGCCCCTCTTAATCCAAGTAATGTCATATCCCATAATTTCTGCTAAAGCCAGGCATTCACTGTATTTAATGGTTCCACGTGATAGTTTATTAGAAATATTTTGAGTGGTTGTTGGCTCATGTGTTTTATTATACTCAGCAACTATTTCTGTTAGAGTCATACCGCTTTTGGCAATATAGGATTTTATTTCATTACGAATATCATTACTCATAAGATACACCTCCTGTGTTTAATTATACGATATAGAATAAAAATATTCAATAGAGTGTAAAAATATTTGCTTAAGTGTTGACAATTGTTTCACTATAGTGTATAACAAAACTATAATAAAACAAAAAACACGGAGGTAACAAGTATGTATGAAGTAATCAATGAGGAATTAGGTATCAAGGCATGTGGACTGGCTGATTTAACGGCAGAGCAGGTAAATCACTTTTTGGGGCTTTGGGAAGATGGTGCGAGAATTGGAACGCTCACGGTATTCTTTGAAAATGAGACAGGGGATTTGGTTTTGAATAAGGACAATGAGATGTATGACACATACAGAGAACTTGCAGAAATATACATGGGGGCATCGTCAGATCGTCGCGAAGAAATCTGGGAGAATTGTCCAGTGTCGCAGATGAAAGAAACAATAAGAGTAATGGAAAATTGCTTGAAATTCCGGAGAACAGAAAAGGAATTGTTCAGAGCAAGAAAAAATTATATCGCATGTGAGCCGTCTTATGCGATCTTGAGTGAAATCCGTAAAAAGTATGATTTGGCAGGAGCAGTAAGCGTAGCATTTCGATATGGCATCATGCAGGGAAAACGAATGGAGAGAGCAAAAAAGAAAAGACAATCCGTTATCGCCTAGCCAGCACTTGGGATTGTCTTAAACACAAGGAGTACCTTGTAAGCTGATTATAGGGTACTCCGAAACTAAAAGCAAGAGAAAAGGAGAAAAAAATAGATGAACGATTTAATGATTTTTGAAGGACATGAGGTAGAAGCATTTGAATTTGAGGGACAGGTGATATTCAATCCATATCATGTAGGTGCTTGTTTGGAAATTGGAGAAAACGGAGTGAAATCTGCTGTTTCTAAGATGAATGATAAACAGGTAGTTAAGCTGACAAATTCTAAAGTTGCTAAATACAACTTTAGAAAATTGCATAATACTGGGGAGAACTTTATCACAGAAAGTGGTGTCTATAAGTTGGTATTCAAGAGCCATAAGCCAAACGCTGAAAAATTTACAGATTGGATTGCCGATGAAGTGCTTCCTGCATTACGCCAGACAGGACATTATGAGATGCAGAAACAGAGAACAACCAAGAAAGCGCATACAGAGAGTTTATCAGCAGTAAATAATGCGGTTAAGATTCTTACACCTATGCTCGCGGCGGCTGGATGTGATAGCAAGATACAGCTTCTTACGGCAAAGTCACTTTATGAAAAGGCAGATGTAATGCTTCCGGTACTGATTGAAGCAGATCAGCAGTATTTTGATACGGTACATATTGCCAGACAGGTAGGCATTTACTATCAGAGTTCCGGTAAGCCGGCAGATAAGGCAATCAATGAGATCATTCGGCGGCTTGATTTGCCAGAAAACATGTACATTGAAACATGGGAGAGCAAGGGGAAATGGCAGGGGACGGTTAGAAAGTATGCGCCGGAAGTTAGTGACATGGTACGTGTATGGTATGCGGATCAGGGCTATCCAAGAGACATTGAATATGTACAGAGTGATGGTCAGACAAAAGCATACCACGTGATCTGGCGTGGCGGCGAGGTGGCGTAGTATGGGAAAAGTTTTAAATTTTCAGCAAAAAAGTCCACTTTATTGTGCACAGGATTTAAGAGAATACATCGGTTACATTATCGAAGATGTTATCTTAGATGAATATGATTGTAATGCTAAGTTAGTATTAAGAGACAAGGGAAGCAATAAAAGGGTTGTACTTGATGTTGAAAGAGCACTGGATGGAGAAACAGTGTTTGCGCTGGAACAGCAATAAAAAACGGGTTAGGTAAGTGGGAAAGTTCCAATTTACCTAACCTAAATTTGGCTGTAAGTGAATGGATAGTTACTGTCATGGTCAATACAGATAGACACCGAGGGTTTGACAGTGAGAAAATTGAATTTGTAGTACATTGACAATTGAATATTGACGGTCAAAATGGTAAGGTTATATAAAAAATAGGTATAGGAGATGTGTGTTATGGAATGGTACCAAGAATTTATAGCCACTGATAGATATTTAATATTTAACTTTGTAGCTATTGTATTGTCGTTTTTGGTTGGAGAAATGAGTGCTAGGATTATGATGTCAAGCTTATCTAAGAAAAAATATGGTGATATGATAGAATTATTAGAGGAAAATAAGAATAATCTATATGAGTCATGGAGAGAAGCATATACATATCTTTCGAAAGCAGGTACTTATTTATGCCTTGTCTTAGTTCTTTTGATTCAATTTGTGCTTAATATATTTGCTGCTAATAGAGATGGAATTACAACAACAGTGCTAATGTTTACTATTGCTGTATCCGTAATGGAATATCGAGATAATAGAAGTGAATACAAAAGAAGAGAAAAAGTTTTGAAAAGTAAACAATTAAATCTTATTATGCAAGCAGAAGAAATAAAAGATATTGAATTTGAAGACAAAGTGCTAGCAGAACTTGAAAAAAGGGGACTTATTGATAATGAAAAAAAGATAGAAATAATAAAAAGCATACGACATGTTAAATAGAGAAAACTGAATTTTACCAACCGTCAAATTCGATGGTTGGTATTTTTTTACGCAAAATTTGAAAGGGGGAATGTGCGTGGATGAAAAAGAAATATACGAGATCTGCATGAGCGTGGACAGCTTCATTGCTGCGGAACTGACAGAATCCGTCGTGCGCGGTACCAGCTACGATATGCTGGAAGCTCACTACGGCATTCTCCCGATCAGCAGGCGGAGCTTTTACAGGCGGCGCAGGACAGCACAGAGGTTGATACGGCAGAGGATGGCGCATCTGGCGGAGGAAAAGAACGGGCAGTATACGATTGTATGGGGAAGAGAGGGATAACAACCTCTCTTTTTTCATGCCTAAAATGGCACAAATCCACTGTAGTCTTGCCTTATAATTATGATATGAAGAAAGGATTATGCCATGTATAAAGCACAGAGGAATTACGAAAATGCACAGCGGATGTTATTTGAGGGTGTTGGTCGGTATGACATACCGGAGGTAGAGCCTACACAGTTTGATAATGCGGAGTTTATCGGATTCAATTATGCCAAGAGCGCGAAGAACTCGGAGAGCAAGGCAGTGCACTTCTTCCTGGATGATTACCAGTTTACCAGGGTGTGGACAGACCCAGATAGATACATTCCGATGTTGCAGCGATTCAAGTATGTGCTGACGCCGGATTTCAGTCTGTATACAGATTTCCCGAAACCGTTGCAGATCTATAACCATTACCGTAAACACTGGCTGGGTGCGTACTGGCAGATGCATGGCATCGAGGTGATCCCGACAATTGGATGGAGTGACCGGGAATCGTTTGAATGGTGCTTTGATGGAGAACCTACACAAAGTGTTGTGGCGGTTTCTTCTGTCGGCACACAGAACAGCAAGGAAAAGAAGCAGAGGTTTCTGGAAGGATACATGGAGATGGTAGAGCGATTACAGCCTACACAGATTATCTTTTATGGCAGAGTGCCAGACGAGTGTAAGGGGAATATCGTACATATCAAGCAGTTTAGCGAGAAATGGCATGAAGCGGAGGTGGCACAATGGTAATGAAAATAAATTTACAGTTCTTTGGTGGTCGCGGTAGTTCTAGTGGGCTTGGTGGCGGTGGAACAGTTGCTTTTGATGTTGATATGAAAGGTTCCAGAGTAAGCTATGTAGTAAGAAATGGAAAAGTATATAGCGAATCTGGAGATCCAATAGCATTGTCTGCAAACCAGATTATGAAAAATGCTAAAAATCTTGGGTATGGCGTGAAAACGTATAATGCAAAACAAACAGCGGCACGAGAACAACAGCGAGCAGAGGACAGAAAGAAAACGAGTGAGCAATTAGATGAACTTTGGTTCAAAGCGGGTCCAAAACCGAGAAAAGGTTGGAAAGGACATTGATTTACAGGAGAAAAACAAATGGGCGGCAGAGGAGCAAGCAGCGGATTAAGTGACAGTGGTAAAAGATATGGAACGGAATACAAAACCCTTGCACAGTTCGGGAATGTGATGGTAGTGCGAGCGAATGATGGTGGCGCAAAAGCACCAATGGAAACAATGACACCTGGGCGGATATATGCCACGGTAGATAAGTTTAATGACATTAAGTATATTACATTTCATGATGCAGATGGGGAAAGGGTAAAGCAGATTGACGTAAAAGGGAAAAAGCACAATGGAGCATTACCACATACTCATAACGGATATGAGCATGACGAGTACGGAACTTATCCGGGGGCATCAGTTAAGGACAGCAAGAGGGTTGATAAAATACTGAAATCGTGGGAAACGAAGCGTAAAAAGTTGAATTTATAAGAAGAAAATGGTATATTCTATATGCAAGGCTGTAGTTCACAGAGGAGAACACCGCACAGCGGAGAGCCCGGTGCAATTCCGGGCAACTTGCATTATGAGGATATACCAAATGGTACTATCTTAGCAAGTAGTCGTATAGGGGGATTACATGGTGATTGCCATAACTCCGGTTCGAATCCGGACGCTTGCTTAAGAGGATGTACCATAACGGTATGTCCTTTTTATTTTGTCTGAGAGGAAGTGAGATAGTGGAGAATTACGAGAAAGCAGAACAGGACTATATGGCAGGAATGAAATATAAGGAAATAGCGGAGAAGTACGGAACCACTATCAACACTGTCAAGAGTTGGAAGAAACGATATGGATGGAGCAGGGGAGAGGGTGCACACAAAGCAGAAAAGGTGTGCACACAAAAAGAAAAGAGTGTGCAACCAGAAAATAATGTTAGTTGGTTAGAGATAGAACACGAGTATGTAACAGATATAAGTAGGAAACCTTGCAGTTTAGAGGATTTGGCAGAAAAATACAATATTCCAATACAGACCATAAAAGACCAGTCAGCGGCGGGCAAATGGTCTGATAAGAGAACGAAATACAAACTAAAGACAAACCAAAAACTGATAGAAAAATCATCTGATGCAGATGCAGACCGCATAGCACGCCTTTTGTCCATTGCAGATAAAGCGGCAGAGAAAGCAGAACAGGCACTTGGAGAACTGGAACAGTACGTTGTAAGGGATAAGAAAAAAGTTAAGACGGTTGAGTATAACGATGAAACAGCCATCGGAAAGCCAACAAAGGAAGTCATAGATGAGACCGAGAGTATAAACATCGCAAATGGCCCTGTCGACAGACTGGGATTATCTCAAGTGACCGGGGCATTGAAGAATCTGAAAGATATTTACATGATTCCGAATGCACTGGATGCGCAGAAACATAGCCAAGAGATGGATAAGCGTAAACTGGAAGTTGATATACTCAAATTAGAGATGCAGACCAAAGAGAGCGCGGATGATACCCCAGAGCAGGACAACTTCTTAGAAGCATTAAACGCATCAGCGCAGGAAGTGTGGTCGGATGACTGAATGGAAAAATATTGACGAGCGCATAGCCAAGTTAAAAGAAAACATCATGCGAAATGCTGTTCGGATGAAAAGGAAGTACCAGCAGAACGGTTTTGAGTTTCGCCCGTTCTCGACCAAGCAAAAGAAAGTCCTTACCTGGTGGTGCGATACATCCCCAGTAAAGGATATGGACGGCATCATAGCGGACGGAGCGATCCGAAGCGGTAAGACACTCAGCATGTCACTAAGCTTTGCGCTGTGGGCTATGAGTACATTCAACCAGCAGAACCTCGGCATGGCAGGAAAGACAATCGGGTCCTTCCGGCGAAACGTTCTGTTCTGGTTGAAGCTGATGCTCAAGAGCCGGGGCTATAAGGTAGCAGACCACCGCTCCGACAACATGGTCGAGATCAGTAAAGGCGATACAGTCAACTTCTTTTATATCTTTGGTGGTAAGGATGAACGGTCGCAGGACTTGATACAGGGTATCACATTAGCCGGAATGTTCTTTGATGAAGTGGCACTTATGCCGGAATCATTTGTCAACCAGGCAACCGGACGATGTTCGGTGGATGGTTCTAAGTTCTGGTTTAATTGTAACCCAGATAGTCCTAGCCACTGGTTCAAGCTGAACTGGATTGATAAGGTTGATGAAAAGAAGCTGATTTATCTTCATTTTACGATGGATGATAACCTGTCACTGTCGGAGAGAATCAAGGAACGATATAAGGCGATGTATAGCGGTGTGTTCTATGACCGTTTTATCCTTGGGTTGTGGGTCATTGCAGAGGGCTTGGTCTATGGTATGTTCGATAAGGAAAAGAACATCTTCCACGGAGAATATGAGTATAGCCCGCAGTCATCCTATTATCTTTCCATCGACTACGGAACTATGAACCCGTTCGCGGTAGGGCTGATGGAGTTGCAGAATAGCGGCAGGGTGAGGATGCTCCGGGAGGGGCATTACTCTGGAAGAGAAACCGGTGTGACGATTGATAACGAAGCGTATTATAAGATGATCCAAGAGGTGGCGGGGGACTTCCCAATCACATCCATTGTCATTGATCCGTCAGCGGCAGCCATGAAAGCGACGATCCGTAAGTATGGAGAGTTTTCTTGTACAGATGGAAATAACGATGTGCTGAATGGAATACAGGAGGTAACGAAGTATCTGAATCTCGGTATGCTCCAGATCCACGAAAGCTGTGTGGAGACGCAAAAAGAGTTTGGTGCGTATGCTTGGGATGAGAAAGCTGTGGGAGAAGACAGGGTAATCAAGGAGTACGACCACCACATGGACCTTATCAGATATTTTATTTACACAGTAGCAAGAAGATATAACAGGGGACTTATTTAGGAGGAAACAATGGGAATTATGTCAGCTATCAAAGAATGGTGGAGCAGAATGTTTCTGTCAGAAGTGAAAGACCAGTTCAAAGTGACTGGCATTACATCTGGGGATATGCAAAAGGCAATCCAGAACTGGATGTTGATTTATAAGGGTGAACCAGACTGGATAGACCCGGAAGAGGGAATTAAGACAATCAAATTTGCAAAATTCGTCTGTGGAGAAATCGGCAGACTTGCCACGCTTGCGATTGATGTGACGTTTGACGGAGCGAGAAAAGAGTACATGACGCAGTTCTGGGAGAAGTCTGTGCACGACCGCATCCGGGAGTGGACGGAACTCATGTGTGCCTGCGGTACGGTTATTCTGAAGCCAAATGGGACAGGCGTGGATTTGGTAACACCGGATAGATTTGAAATAACGAGCATTGACGGAAACCACAACATAACCGGCATTGTGTTCCAGGACAGCTACCGGGAGGGAGACGAGTATTTCACAAAGCTGGAATACCACAGATTTTTTACCGCCAGCGTGAGGATGCCGGATGCGGAAGAGTACACAGAGACAACTTACTACTCTATATCGAACAGAGCGTTCGTGTCGAAGAACGCCGGGGAGATCGGAAAGCCGATTGACTTAAATATGACAAACTGGGCGGCATTGCAGCCAGATGTGCACATTACGAAGAGGAACGGTGAGCAGATCAACTCGATGCTGTTCGGGTTGTTCCGGATGCCGTCCTCTAACGATATTGATTTGAGCAGTCCGCTTGGACTATCAGCCTTTGCTGATGCGATCGAGGAATTGAAAGACCTTGACATTGCGTATAGCAGGAATGCAGAGGAAATCGAGGAAAGCCGGAGGATGGTAATAGTGGATGATCGACTTATTGCCAAACCGGCATACAAGGACGAGAAAGGCAATACTGTGAGACCGACGGTTAAGATGCCGAAGTTTTTCAAAGCCCTTGCAGGGGTAGGTGTAAGAGATGAGGAAGTCTATCATGAGGTCAACCCGACATTGAACACGGACACGAGAAAGAGCGGAATCAATCAGCAGTTATCCCTTGTAGGCGTGAAGTGCGGGTTCTCCAATGGGTATTTTGTCATTGATGAAAAGACCGGCATGGTAACCGCCACGCAGGTAGAGTCTGACGACAGGCGCACCATCCAGCTTATTAAAGATGTCCGGGATGCAATGCAGAACTGCCTTGATGATTTATTCTATGCACAGTCGGTCTTTGCCGACCTCTATAACCTTGCACCAGCCGGAGATTACGAACCACAGTACGACTTTGGCGACATCACTTATAACGAGGAAGAGGACAGAATGAGAAACCTCACGCTTGCCAACTCTGGGTACATTCCGAAGTGGCAGTATCTTGTCAGGTTTGAGGGGTATTCGGAAGAAGAAGCCAAGACGGCGGTTGAGGAAGCAAGCGGGGCACAGGATAAAGGATTATTCAAAGAGGAATAGGGGCGGTTGAATGAAGTACAACAAGATTGTCGGCGGCGTAAGCATTCACATTGACACGAAGCGGATAGATGATAACCTAAGGCGCGCCCAGGATGCACTGGATCAGCAGGTGCTTAATGATATGGTGCCGTATATGCCGGAAAGTCAACAGAGTGCAATGGTGGGAGCAACACACATTATTGAACCGGGGCTTATAGCAACAGATACGCCGTATGCACATTATCAGTATGAGGGGCTGTTAAGAACTGATGAAGAGGGAAGGGTTGTTGTTGGAGAGGGTAAAAGAAAGCCAATACTGACGGATACGTTATTGCATTATAGCAAGGTAGGCGCCATTGACCATTGGTTTGAACACGCAAAGCAGGAACACGGAGAGCAGTGGCTTGACCTGGTAAGGAAAGAAGTGGGGAAGGGATAATATGCTGGAACCGGATTATTTTTACGGAAAATCAGACGTACTAATTTCATACGAGCAGGAACTTGAGGACTGGATATTGCAGGATATTGCTATGCGGTTACTTAAAGCGGAAGCTATGGCCGGAACAACCGATATGGAACTGTATAAGCTGCGGCAGCTGGGCTTGCATCAGAATGAAATTGTGAAACGATTATCTGCCCTTACGCAGAAATCAACGGCAGAAATCCGCAGATTATTGCAGGATGCGGTGCTGACATCTTGGGATGATGATAAAAGCACGATGTCCCGCCTTGGAATAGATGCGGTATCCCCACTTGAAAATCCGGTTGTCATGGAGCTACTAGATGCAGAATTTAAGAAAACGCTCGGAGAAGTGAACAATCTGACGCGTTCCACCATGATGCAGTCACAGCGAGATCTCATGAATATGCTCAATGAAGCCGAGATGCGTGTGGCAGCAGGGGTGCAGTCATACAGTGCCGCGGTGTGCGATATACTGGATCAGTACGGCAGGACAGGCGTTATGATCGATTACCCAACCGGAACGCGCCGGACATTGGAAGCGGCGGTCAGAATGTGCGTAGTCACGTCTATGAACCAGACGGCGGCGCAGATAACCAATCATTATATAGCGGAGCATAATGTAGAATATGTGCTCGTATCAGCACACTTGGGCGCGAGGACACAGGGAAAAGGACAACCGTATCTTGCCGGTCATGATAACTGGCAGGGCAGATGCTATAAAATATCTGGGAGCGAACCGGATGCGCCGAATCTGGCGGAAACGACCGGCTATGATATTGTGAACGGGACAGGACACGTCTTAAATCCTCTGGGGCTGCATGGGTATAACTGCCGGCACTCCCATAAGCCCTGGAACAAGTCTTTGCGAAATCCGTATCTGGATGAAAACGGCAATCTTAAGATTGACAGTGAGGAGAACCGGAAGGTATATGAACTGCAACAGCAGCAAAGAGCAATGGAGCGTGCCATCCGGCAGACGAAGCGGCAGCTACTTGTGAAACAGGCAGAGATTGACGGTGTGGCGGAAACAGACGTGAAAGAAATGTTGCAGCCAGAATATGATAAACTTGCGTATAAGCTCCGGATGCAGAACCGGAAGTACAACCAATTCTGTGCAGACAATGGTTTGAGGACACAGGCTGACAGAATCAAGGTAGCAGGGTTTAAGCGGGAGCAGGCGGCAAAGGCGAATGGCAGGGCAACGGCGTATAGCCATTCGGTAAAAACTCCGATGGAAAAAGCGGACAGTATAGGATATACTAAAAGAACAAAGGAAGAGTTTGAGCAGACCGCGCGGAAGATAAAGGAAGAAATAACGCAGTATTCTGATAGACCATCGAAGTGGAGTGGAAATATAAACGTAAATAGTGAACACGTTGGAAATGGAGCTCTTGGAGCCAAGGAATGGTCTTGCGATATTTCACTTATTGACACAGCGGACGATGGTGTAATATGGCATGAAATGCTTCATTCGTGTTCGGCAAGCTATTATAAGTCAGAGGTATACAATGCAAACGAATATATTGAGGAGGCGACTGTAGAATGGTTGAAACAGCAGATATGCGGTGAGAAGAATATTTTTAATGTGTATGCTTATGGAGATAAAACGATTGTTCTACAAGCGTTGAATGAGTCCTTTAAATTTGGAACAGATATGGAGTTTGCAAAGGAAATATTTAACGTTCCGCTTCCAGAACGGTATCGATGGTTAGAAAATAGGGTTGACGAACGCTTGAGACAATCAGGTGCTTCATTTGAAGATTACAATGATGTCATGGGGTTTGTCGAAAGATTGAAAGGCGGTAGCAATGGCAGATATTAAAGGACTCATAAAAACAATACACGAGTATAACCAAAAATACGCTATTACTGAAAATTCAAGTGAGGCAGATAAATTAATTGCCAGAATTCAAGAAAAAAAGTACACAAAAGAGGAATACTTTGCGACTGAAAAGGAAGTAAAAGATTTTATGAAATCTGATGCCCCGGAAAGCGAAAAGCAAAAGGTTTGTTACAGTGGTTATCCGGAATCGTTATCTATGATCTGTGCTGCAATCAGAGAGGGCAGACTTGATATTTAGGAGAGGGAGCATAACGCTTCTTCTTTTATTTTGGCACAAATTATCTCCGTACATGAGTTATTATAATATTGCCAGACGAGTTATGCTCATTCGTTTTGCACCTCCTTTCATGTACTATAGCAAGGGCGCCTTGAAAGATAGGCGCTTTTTGCATGCCTAAAAATTGGCACAAATCTTTTTATAACCCATGATAAAATATACTTGACAAGTGAAAAGCACCGGACGGAGCGTAGGAATCCGCCCGCTACCCTAGAAAAACTATAGGATGTGATGGCACGTCCTGTTTTGGGCGTGCTTTTTCTTTGTATTTTGCCAGCTATGGATAAAATAGCAACTCTATCGTGCCGGGCTGACCGGAGTAAAAACAGTGAAAGAAAGAGGTATTGGAACATGGTAAAAGTTATCACGGAACTTGAAAAGCTTGGTCTGGAACTGACAGATGAGATGAAGGAATCCATCAAGAAGAGCATCGGCGAGGAAGTTTATTCAAAGGGCGAACTTGATAAGAAAGTCAAGAAAGCAGAGGAAGAACGCGACGAGTACAAGGTACGCGCAGAGACCGCAGAAGAGACTTTAAAGGGATTTGACGGCAAAGACCTTGAAACCATCACAAAAGAACGTGATGAGTGGAAAGAGAAGGCTGAGACAGCAAAGAAAGATTATGATGCCAAGATTGCAGAGCGTGAGAAAAGTGACTTGCTGGAAAAGGCATTTGAGGGTGTCAAGTTTTCCTCGGCATCCGCAAAGAAAGCGATCATGAGCGACATTGCCGCGAATGTATCTGTCAAGGACGGTAAGCTGATTGGATTCAATGACTTGCTGGAAGATGCCAAGAAGAATGACGCGAGCGCATTTGTTGATGAACAGGCGCAGCAGAATGAACAGAATCAGGCAACATTCACTACTCCGATGGGGGCCGGAGCAAAAACAGAGCCGATCACCGGAGACCCGAACAAAATGGATTTCGCGACCTATAAGAAATGGCGCGAACAGAATCAGTAATAAGGAGGAACATTTATGCCAAACACAATTTTAACCCCGCAGATTATCGCAAATGAAGCGTTGATGGTATTACAGAGCAACCTTACGATGGCGAATCTCGTGCACAGAGATTATTCCCAGGAGTTTGTAAAGGTGGGCGATACCATTACCGTGAGAAAGCCGGCTACATTTGTGGCGAAGAATTTCACCGGTCAGACGGTGGCACAGGATATTACAGAGGGATCTACGACGGTCAAGATGGACAGATTCAGAGATATCACAGTTAATGTGGGTGCCAAAGAGATGACTCTTGATATCAAGAATTTTTCCGAGCAGGTAATCACGCCGGCCATGCAGGCTATGGCGCAGCAGATCGACGCCGATCTTCTGGCGGTCGGTATTGCAAAAGCAAAGAAGAAAGCTACTGTGTCCGGCACACCGGTAATCTCGGACATTGCCGGCGTTGGTAAGGCGTTGGATCAGGCAAAGGCACCGCGCACGGACAGACGCTTAATTCTGCCGCCGACGATCCTGTACAAGTACAACACGCTGGATAACTTTGCAAAGCAGTGCTACAAGGGAGATTCTATCGCACTGAAAGAGTCCGAGATCGGCAAGGTGTATACCTGTGAGACTTTTATGTCCCAGAACTGCCCGGAGAACCAGAACGATGCCGCAGGAACCGTTGCATCCTACAAGGTTACCGGAACGAAGGATGCCACAGAGTTTACCGTTTCTGACGGAAAGACAGCGGCGGCTACCATCAAAAAAGGTGATCAGCTTATCGTGAACGGATATCTCTACACTGTGACCGAGGATGTAACGCTTGCATCTGGAGCTGGTACGGTTAAGGTAGATCAGAACATCCCGGAGACCATCGCGACAGCAACAGATGCTTTTATTGTGAACAAGGCACATGCTCTTGGTTTCCACAGAAACGGTCTGGCACTCGTTACCCGCAATCTTGAGTTGCCTATGGGTAATAAGAACGCTTACATTGCTTCCGCAGATGGTCTCGGTGTTCGCGTCGTATTCTCTTATGATTCCGATCATAAGCAGGACAAGATTTCCTTTGACATGATTTACGGCATCAAGGAACTGAACGAGAATCTGCTTGTTGACTTCTCATAAGAAAGGGGGATTCCGAGATGGGATATACCACATTTGAGTTTTACGAGAGTAAATACTACGGGGATTCTATCGAGGAATCCCTTTTCCCTAAGTGGGAAAGCCGGGCGAGCGATAAGCTGAATCAGCTGACCTACGGGCATATTGATGATGCTGCCAAGGACGAATTTGACGAGAAAATCCAGAAAGCCACCTGTGCATTGGCTGATCTGCTCTATCAGATAGATTTCAAGACCAGTCATGCCAGTGACGAAAAGGGCGGCAATGTGAAGTCGATGTCTTCCGGTGGTCGGTCGATCAGCTTCGGAACCAATGAGACGCTGATTGATAAGGTGCTGAACGACAAGACGGCGCAGAACCGGCTTTGTTATGACATGGTATGCGAATACCTGTCCGGCACCGGATTGTTATATGCAGGATATTAGGAGGAAAACATGAAGAGAATTTTTATTTCACAGCCAATGAAAGATAAGACGGATGAGCAGATCCTTAAAGAAAGAGAAGTGGCAGTTTCGGCTGTAAAGGAAAAGTTCAATGGAGAAGATGTTGAGGTTATCGACAGTTTTTTCCAGTCTGCACCGCATGACGCAAAACCACTGTGGTTTCTTGGGAAATCATTAGAGCTTCTTTCAACTGCAGATGTGGCTTATTTCATTGGAGAATGGAAGAACTATCGCGGATGCAAGATCGAGAACACTTGTGCCAAGGAATATGGCATTGAAACAATCGAGGAATAAATATGGGATTTTTCGATAACAAAACAGTTACCCTTTTCAACCGCTCATTCAACGCGGAAACCGAGGAAGAAACATATTACCCGACACTGCTCGAGGGTGTCGACCTTGTAGAAACCAAGGGCGCGAACGTATCTAAGAGCGGCATGGACAGCGCGGATGCAGTGAAACTGTATATCGATTTTTCTAATGTCAGTAAATCATACCTTCCGCCGAAAGAGTGGGGAAATATGCCGGACAAATGCAAGCAGTATTTTTTGACATTCAATCCGGCACAGGATTTCTTTATCAAGGGGGATCATACGGATGCAACGTTACCAGAGAATGATGCCTATCAATGGCTGCTCGATCACTGTGACGATTGCTATAAAGTAACAACGATTGATAAATATGAGGATATTTTACCTCATTTTGAAGTAGGAGGCGTATAAATGGCAGAACCAGAAAAACTTACCATCCGGGATGCGGAGAACGCAGGAAAAGGGCTTCTTGCATTGGTGCTGGCATATCCGGATTATCCCCGGGGATTTAAGGCGGACAATTCAACCGTGAAGTGGAACTCCATTAATGAGGATAGATCCATTGGTGTGTTTCCGATACAGGGAGCGGTATATCTGAAAAAGTATGTCAGTGGAAGCTATGTGGCGCAGATGCCGTTCCAGATCATTTATAAATGTTCGCCAACTACCAATAAGGCGAGCATGGATGCACAGGAGATGCTTAATAATCTTGCAGCGTGGATGGAAGAGAGTGGATTGAATTTAAAGATCCGCATCTGACATTGGAAGCGATCGCAAGGACATCTCTGGTGTTCGGCGGTAATCAGAATGAGAAAACAGTAACTTACGCTGTAAATATGCAGCTGAAATATTTTTACAAGAAATAAGGAGGATGGAAGATGAAATTTAATTTACAGTTCTTCGCGCAGGACAGAACAAACATGGTATCTCTGCTTGACATTGGGCTGCTCATGGGTGGCAACGCTGGAAAACTGGCAGAGATGGGCGATGGTTATACAGAGATTACAGAGGACTGGGGACCCAGTACAGATTCCAAGCAGTACGTCAATATGAAAAGCGCAAGCAATACCGTGAAAGGGTATGCGCTTAGCATGTCTCCGGAGAGAGAGTATCTTTCGGATGATATGCAGAAAACGATCGACGATATGTTTAAGACGTTTCCGACCGGTAAAGCCTGCGAGACATATTATTACCGTTTCTACAAGACGGATTTGACAGCTGGTGTGGGTGATTGCATTCGCGTTCCGGTTACCGTATGCCCTTCAAGTACCGGCGGAGCGGGTGGCGACACGCTGAAATCGACACTCCAGATCAATGGTAACGGCGATGTGGAGCAGGGAACGATCACGATCAGCAGCGAGGACGGCTCATATTCTTGGGCGGCAAAATAGGTGTTAATCAAAAAATAGCATAATGGGGTGGGTTCCTTTCAGTCCTGCCCCATTTCTGAAAGGATGGTAATTTTCGTGGAAGAATTGAAATTAAACAGTGGTCTGAAAAAGATTGCGATTAAGGATGAAGATGGAGATCTGGTTACGGTTCTGCGCGTGAACGTGGCAGATGCGGACACGGCGGAGTGTTTTGCCAAGATCATCAATAATTTGCAGGAAATCTCTGCGAATTGTGAGAAAGAAGCGATGGCGTGGAAAAAGGAACATGAGCAGGAAGAAACGGCTTCTGGAGAGGTTGATGTGGAGAGAGTGCTGCAGATCAACCGTATCCGCGTGAGATACCTGAAACAGATCGCCGAGGAGATTGACAAACTGTTCGGCGAGGGAACGGTTCAGAGCATCTACGGCGATATTACGCCGGATGAAACGGCACTGGTGGAGTTTGTCGAGGGCGTTATCCCGGTAATGAATAAACTCTTCGGCAAGCGTTACGAGATGACCAGAAAACGGTATAACTCCGGCAGAAAAGGGGCGCGGGCATGATAAACGTCATGCTCGATCCGCTGCCTACTGAATGGCGCGGGTACGAGGTCAATACTTCATTTCGGATCGGCATACAGGTATTCCTTGTGCAGTATGACAAAGAACTGAATGAGTACGAAAAGAGTGACGCACTGATCTGGCTGCTGTTCGATGACCGGGAGCATCCGGACGGGGAAGAACTGCAGGAATGTGTCGAGTGGTTTTTGAACGGCTGGTTTCATGATAAGTCGGGTTCTTCGCAGGATAAGCGCCGGCTGATTGACTATGATGTCGACCAGTGGCGCATCTATGCAGATTTCCGGCAGATATACGGGATAGACCTCTCCCTGGATGATATGCACTGGTGGATGTTCAACGGTCTGCTCTGGAATATGCCGCATGAACAATCGTCATTTCAGCAGGTCATTGAAATACGCAGGAAGAAAGTTACCGGGAAGATGGGGAACGAGGAAAGAAAAGCTGTGCAGGAAGCACAGCAGGTCTATGCACTGGATCAACCAGAAGTTAAAAAAGAGTATACAGAGGATGAAAAGGGTGCCATCGATGAGTATGACCGGATGATGGCGGAGATCAAAGCCAAGAAGAAAGCAGAAAAGGAATTGGGATTAGGTTAGAAAGCGAGGGTTGCATATGGCTGGTGGATATGATGGAGAAATCAGAATACGGACGTTAATTGAAAACGGGAAAGCATCTAGCCAGCTGTTGCAGTTGGAAGCCAAGTTTCAGAAGCTGACAAGTGAAGCAAAGAAACTTTCTGACGGGATGCGTGAGATTGAGCAGATGAAGATTCCGACAGAAGAGTATAAGAATCTGCAAGGTCAGTTTGATGCATTGGTGGCAAAGGGGAAAAAGCTATCAGAGGAATTAAAGAACACAGAAAAATTTGTTCCATCAAAGCCATATCTTGAAGCAGAAAAAGCACTTGATTCGGTGAGCGCGAAACAAGATCGTTTAAGAAAAAAGATGGAAGAGTGGGTTGCTCTTGGAAAAAAAACAAATTCCGTTTCTTATAAGAAGATGGAGATGGATTTTGAAACGATTGGACAGCAGGCTGACCGTTTAATCATGCGCTTGAATGAAATGGACGAAAATGGGTCAAGCAGAGAAATTTCTGATAAGTGGAAGAATATCAAAGACCAGATGGCGCAGGTAGGGGCAGAAGCATCCAAGGTCAAAGCGCAGATGCGTGACATGGAAGCAGATGGAACAGCTAACGTTGACCCTAAAGGCACAGCAGAGTATCAGAAGAAAGCGGAGAAATTAAGGGAAGTAAATCGTCAGCTTGATGTTACAAAAAGAAAGATGGAAGAGGTTGCCGCCAAGGAAGCTAAGGTCGGCTCCGGTTCAAAGCAGATTGAAAAGGTTGGAAAAGCAGCAAAGAAATCCGCGGGGCTGATGTCCACACTTTTATCAAGACTGGAAGGAATAACTCTCTCGCTGTTTATTTTTAATTGGATAACAAAGGCTTTTAACGCAATGGTTGCCGCCTTTAAAGAGGGCATCCAGAACATGGCGAAGTATTCCTCTGACTTTAATTCACGGATGTCCGAGCTGAAATCTGCCACAGCTACACTCAAAGCATCACTGGGAACGCTGGCGGCGCCGATTGTATCTGCTGTCATTCCGGCGATTGTGACACTCTGCAACTGGATCACGACGGTGGTCAATAAGATGAATGAACTTGTGGCGGCGCTCTCTGGAAAGAGCACATGGACACGGGCGAAGCAACAGCAGGTGGATTATGCGAAGTCGTTGAATGGCACTGCGGGAGCGGCAAAGAAAGCGGCGGGAGCGTTGCAGGGGTTTGATGAACTGAATGTGATTAACTCAAACAGTTCCGGCGGCGGTGGCGGTGGAACAGATGCCTCTACGATGTATGAGGAAGTGCCGACAAGCGACGCGCTGATCGGTAAATTGCAGCCGTTCCTCGATTATCTTAAGCAGATCAAGGCAGAAGTGATCCGCGGATGGGATGAGACGTGGGCGGCGCT